TGATGACGGCATTGACCACATTGATGGTCCACGCAGGGCCAAGCTTTATCCATTATTTAAATCAGTTGGCGCATTGGTCTCACGCAAGGGGCAGCAGACTGCAATTGAGCAACGCAACATTCAAGACGCTTTGCTCAAGGAGGCTCAACGCAAAAAGCTAGAGCGTGAGTGGATACCATTGCCAGAGGCAAGGCAACTGGCAGCAAGGATTGCATCAATCACTTGTGAGATTATTGAGGGTAGTGACCTAGACCTTGACGCTCAAAACCTGCTCAACAAGAGGATCAAGGACGCAATGGAGGAGGGACTGGATAAGGAGGAGGATGATGATTGATTTAGCAAATACAACCCACCCAATTACGGTGGCTTATGGGGGGGGTGTGAATAGCACTGCAATGCTGCTTGGTTTCCGGGACCGGGGGATTAAACCTGCATTAATCACCTTTGCAGACACTGCTGGTGAGTTTCCGCACACTTACAAGCACGTTGAGGAAATGAGCAAAAGATGCCAAGACTGGTGGGGCATTGGCATTGAGACAGTGCATAAACTTTATAAAGGCAAGTTTGAGGGTCTTGAGGGTGACTGCCTGCGGAAAAAGACCCTGCCATCTTTGGCCTTTGGCAGAAAAGCCTGCTCAATGAAATACAAGGTTGAGCCTCAGACCAAGAGACTCAAGGCATGGATGGATGAGCAAGGGGTCAAGACTGTCATCAGGTGCATTGGGTATGATGCAGGAGAGGGTCACCGGGCATTGTCTATCAAGGAGGAGGACCATAAAAAGGGGCGCAAGGCAATTCATGTTTTTCCCTTGGTTGATTGGGAATGGATGAGGGCAGACTGTTTGGCAATAATTAACAAACACGGCATAACCTCACCCGGCAAATCTGCCTGTTTTTACTGTCCCGCAAGCAAGAGGTCAGAGGTCATCAACCTCAAGGACTATCACCCGGACTTACTAGAAAGGGCCTTAAAAATGGAGGATCAAGCACAGGAGACCATGAGGCAAAACCGGGGTTTAGGTGGTGAGAATAACTTGTGGCGGGATTGGGTCAACATGGATGAAGCGCAAGGGAGACTCCTTTTGGATTTAGAACCTTACCACCCCCCTTGTGGGTGTTATGACGGATGAGCAACCGGTCTGAATATTCCCAGCAACTCCTGGAGGCATGGCAAGGAGGCTTGAGGGCAGAGCCTCGATTACCGTTTGAGCAATGGGCAGAGTCTCACATCAGAAATGCAGACGGGACCCCTTTTGTGTTTAGGCCCTACCAGATCACACCTGCAGCAGACCTGCTCAATCCACGCATTGCCTCTGTTTCTTTGCGTATGTATTCCGGTGCAGGCAAAACTTATCTCTTTGCCGTTGCCTATGCCTTTGCCATTGAGCAACTCAAACTCAAAATCGGCAAGATGTTCCCGGCAGAAAACCTGTCTGCAGATTGGTTTTTTAAGAAACTCATGCCCATCCTCAAGGAGACACCAATTGTGGCAGCACTCCCAATGGTCAAAGACAATGCACTGTTTAAGTCTTGGGAGAACGGGGCAGAGATCACCGGGGTTGGGGCAAACAGTGCCGGCAGGATCAGGACCTTGGAGGTTGATGTTGCTGATGCCGATGAGGTGGATGCAATCACATCAGAGGCCACTGATGAGGGTGACAAGTTGGCAGCATTTCTGCGCAGGACCAGAGGACGCAAGAGGCAGCATCATTGGCTTGCCTCATATCCAAGCATCAAGGGGGGCAGCAAGATTGATGCAGCCTTTGATCAGAGTGATGGTTGCACTTGGTTTTTTGACTGCCCCAAGTGCAATGAGGCGCAGGCATGGCATCCCAAGCACATTGTCTGGCCTGCCGGTCAATCTCATTTGGCACAGGTTGAGTGTCCTAGTTGCGCTGCCACCTTTGGAGATATTGAGCGCAAGGAGAGTTGCGAGCAGACCGGGCATTTCCGCAACCGTGACGGTGAGAGGGTTGATCCGGGTGACCTGCCTGCGGAGCAATACGGTGGGCGCAGAGGGTATCACCTCAACTGCATGGCGCATGTCGGTGATCATGCTGACAAGTATCCTGACTATCTGGTTGAGGTTGCTGCCTCATCTGATGCTGCTGATGCAAGTGAGAACCCCAAAAAGGCAAGGAGGGTGCTGATCAATACACTCTGGGCTGAGAGTTATGAGGAGGAATATGAGTCAAAGGCAGACCCAGAGGGATTGCTTGCAGACCGGGAGGACTATGACCCTGCTGATCAACTCCCGGAGGAGGTCACAAGGTTGTGGGGTGGTGCAGATGTAAACGGCAAATTTATTGCAATCATTGTCATTGGCACTGGTCCCTCTGGCATCTGGGGCATCAATTACACAGAGATCCAAGGAAGGTGGGATAGTCCAAAGACTTGGGCAGCATTGTCAAAATTTATCCGCAGGAGGTGGGCGCATCCATCCGGGGCAATGCTCAAGATGCGCAAATTCTTTATAGATTCTCGCTTTCAGAAAAACACCGTCCAAGCATGGACCCGAGCAAACCAGAGCAAGGGGGTCATGGCAGTCATGGGGTCACCACAGATTGGCGCACCTGCTCTAGACAAGATCAGAGTGGATGCAGCCACTGGAGCAAAGCGCATGACCCTTGGTGTCAATGAGCTAAAGGATCAGATCTATGACTTAATCGACCCGGAGGTTGAGACACCCACAAGCGTCCACTTTACAACCGCTTACGAGGACGGGGTTGAGATGTTCGGCCCTGAGTTCTTTGAAAGTTTGCTTGCAGAGGAACGCGACACTAAACGGGCAAGAGATGGCAGGGTTGTGTCTTTTTTCATCCACCCAGAGGGTGCGCCCAGGAATGAAAGTTTAGACTGCCTTAGCTACGCATACGCAGCTTTCAAGTCTGACAAAATGACTGAGGAACGTGCTGCCAAGGAGGTGGAGAGGTTGGCAGGAGGTGGCGACAAGGACAAACCCAAACAAAGACCGCAACCCCCGGTGACCGGGATGGGACGGCAGGCAGGTGGTTGGTTGTGATACTGCGCAACAGAGGAGGACGGATAACTGATCTATATTGTGACCTTGATGGTCATCAGTTGCTTGCACTCGATATGCTGAGAACATCGGCTGCACTTATCAAGACGGCACAACGGTTGGGGCATTTGACAGATGACTTGCAACTGACATCAAAACCAATCAAGCCCAATGATCTTGGCAAGGTTGTGGGGTTTCAATCCGGGGTTGTCTCAGGGCCTGCTGATATTCTGGCAGAGGTGGCTTTTTGGCGAGGGGGGGCAGCAGCAAGATGTGCCGAGGTTTTAGGCATTACCAACTCAGATCCATCAAGCCTGTTGGACTGCTTCAGGGGGTCAATTGCTAGGCAAAGGAGGTCCACTGGCAATTGATGTTGCCCCCTATCGTTGAGGCGTGAGGGGTTTAAGTTTTTGCAATGGCTATTGAAACCGGCACAGATGTCCCCACAGAGTTCAGGGCAGGCGACACCACCAAATGGGTGGTCACTTATGGGGACTATCCGGCAAGCACCTGGTCATTGACTTACTATTTTAAACGACCCGGTAATGACACAATTGACATCACTGCAACTGCATCAAGTGATGATTTTGCCGTCACTCTCACCCCGGAGGACTCCACGCAATTCAGACCGGGGCGTTGGTCATGGTTTGCTCGTGCCGAAAAAGTGGGGACTGGTGCGATAGTTGCGGGGTCAGGTTCGGTGGATGTGTTGCCTGACCCGTCAGCAAGCCTCCGGGGTGAGAGCTTTGCAGAGAAAGCACTGAGACTGGTTGAGTCATCCCTTGAGGGTGACCTTGTGACGGCACAAGAGTCAATCAGTGTTGCCGGTGTTGATATCACAAAAATGGGCATTGGTGAAAGATTTACCTTGAGGGATCAACTCAAGTCTGAGGTCCAAAGAGAGAGAACAAGGCAAAGGCTCAGAGAGGGGTCAGACTTACCCGGTAGGCATGGGTTGCAAATAAGATTCAAATAATGGCAAATCCGTTTAAAGCAATTGGCAAGATCTTTCAGGGCAAAAAAGGCAAGCGTGGTTACTCAGAGTTATCTGCTGCCCGGTTGCTGAGTGATTGGGTATTGAGTGATGATGATGGCAACAAGCGCATCTCTCAGCACTTGGGTCATATGCGGAGGATGTGCCGTGACTTGGCAGAAACCAACAAGTATGCCCAGAGGTATCTTGATCTAAGGGTGACCAATGTGGTGGGGCCTGATGGTTTCAAGCTGCAGTCACGGGTAATGGACAAGGCTAGAGTTGCGGATAACTACGCAAGACGGATCATTGAGGAAAAGTTTGCGAAGTGGAAATCTCCACAACTTTGCACACCATCCGGCAACCAACACCACAACGATGTGGACCGATTGCAAGAAAGGTCTCTTGGCACAGATGGTGAGGTCTTTATTGTTGTATATCCCGGTTTTAATAACAAACACAGGTTTGCCATCAGAACCCTGGAGCCTGACTTTATCAGTCACGATCTCAATATTGAGCTAAAGAACGGCAACCGGATTGTGATGGGCAAGGAACTGTCCCCACAAAATAAGTGCGTTGCCTATTGGCTCAATGGTGAGCATCCCGGTGGCATGTTCAAGCAGTATGCCGGCGCAAAGAGGTCAAGAGTGCCTGCGCTTTCTCAGTTTCTTGATGAGGTCCCGGGCATCCCCAGCAAGTCAGGCTACATCGTGCATCAATTTACACCCCGGAGACCTGACCAGCAGAGAGGCATCAGTGATCTAGTTGCTTGCATTGAATCATTGCGACACTTAGACCGGACCGAGGAGTCACACCACGTTGCTGCCAGACTTGCCAGTTGTGCAGTTTTTCAGAGGGTGGACGAGAATGCAGATGAGTGGGATTATGAGGAGAGTGAGAGGTTTGCTGATCAGATGCAGATCACTCCGGGTTTTGCTCTCAAGTCTGGTCTTGGACGCAAGTGGGAAATTCTGCAGCCACAATTCCCCAACACTGCCCTGCCTGACCATGCCAAGCAGACCCTGCAATCTTGTGCATCCTCTTTGGGTGTTTCATATGCCGGTCTGAGTGGTGACCTAGAGGGAACTAGTTATAGTTCCGGCAGGTTGGGATCTCTCTCTGAGCGTGACGGGTGGAAAACCAAGCAGGATGAGGCAATCAATGGCAGGGTGCGTCCAATCTTTGAGGCATGGTTGAGGACACAATTGATGTTTAACCAACTTGGTGGTCTGAAACTTGAGGAGGAGCAACGATATAGGGCAGCACATTTCCAAGCAAGACGGTGGGATTGGATTGATCCCCAGCGAGATAGTGCCGGCAAAAAGAGTGATCTGGGCATGAAGCTGACATCACCACAAAGGGTGCTGGCAGAGAGGGGCCTTGACCCAGAGGAGGTGCTGAATGAGTGGGCAGAGTATGAGTTGCTGGTCAAGTCTAAGGGACTCAACCCACCGGCAGCGCAGCAGGGCGAGTCAGTGGCTAAGACATTGCAGCAGGTTTACCTGGCAGTGGGCAAGGTCATCACGGCAGAGGAGGCAAGGGAGATTGTCAACCAGATCGGGGGCAACCTGACAGATCCCCTGCCTGAGAATTTCGGTGAGGTTGATGCTGCAAGACTTGTGGATTGGATTGATTCTAAAAAACAAGCCACAGAAAATCCACCCCTATCCAACACCACAAAAAAAACGAATCTTTAAGAAATGGACACTAAGAATCTTTAAGAAATGGACACTGAGAAAGCAGAATTTTTCAAAGACGGGGAAATGATTCCCATGCAATACCGGTCACTGGAGATCCGACAGGATGACATCAAGGACGAGGACCGGAGTGTTGCGTTGTCATTTAGCTCAGAGGAACCAGGGCAAAGGATGCAAGGCCTTGAGATTTTAGATCACAGCAGAGGTGCAGCGAGGATGGAACGCATTAATAATGGTGCGCCACTGCTCTGGAACCATGACCCTGATGAGCAGATTGGTGTGGTGGATATGGCAACCATTGGTGATGACAAGCGAGGTCATGCCGTGGTCAGATTTGGCAAGGGTCCAAAAGCCCAAGAGATTTTTCAAGATGTTAAAGATGGGATCAGGCGTCTGGTCTCATTTGGCTACAGAATCCATGAGGTAACTGATGTTGAGCGCAGTAAGGAGGGGGAAAACTCCTACCGCGTGACGGATTGGGAGCCTTTTGAGATCAGCCTTGTCTCTATTCCAATGGACACAACTGTTGGGGTAGGTCGAGCCGGGGATACAGGTGAGAACGTGGTGCGCCTGATCCAAACCGAACACACCGCACAATCTAAATCTAATTCAACTAAGGAGGACAATATGTCTGATATAAATGAAACAGAGACCCGGAACACGGCAGAGGCAGCACCTCAAGTCTATGTTCCGAGTCAAGCCGATAAGGACAAGGTGCGACGTGACGAAATTGACCGTCAGGCAGGCATCAGAAGTCTTGGCAAAAAGTTTGGTTTTGATGAAAAAGCCGAGCGAGCAATTGAAAATGGAACTGACCTTGAGTCATTCCGCAGGAGTGTCACTGACACATGGGAGGCACCAAGTGCTGAGATTGACCCCAAGGGGTTGGATCAAGCAGTTGGTCTTGACGCTAATGAGCGCAGATCCTTCAGCGTAGTCAAAGCAATCCGTGAAATCAAGAGTGGTCAGGGCTTGAGTGGTCTTGAGCGTGAGGTTGCCGTTGAGGTTGCCAAAAATCTTGGCACATCTCTTGGAGGTAATGAGTTCTTTATCCCGGCTGAGTTTGGGACAAGGGACCTTGAGGCAGGCACTGACTCAGAGGGTGGCTATACAGTCGCCACTGAGATTGGTGGGATGATTGACAAACTTGATGCACAACTTGTCACTGCAGCACTTGGGGCAACTCGTCTCACCGGTCTGCGTGGCAATGTGAATCTGCCAAAATTGACCGGTGGTGCAACAGCATCATGGGTTGATGAGGAAGGCACTGTCTCTGCATCTGCCCAGACCTTTGGTCAGTTGGCACTTAGTCCAAAGCGTTTGAGCGTTCGGACAATCTACTCAGATCAGTTGGTCAATCAGTCCAGCTTGAGCGTTGAGAACATTGTGCGTGATGACATCATCAAGCGTGAGGCACTTGCCTTGGATCTTGCTGCTATTGATGGCACTGGTGCAAGCGATCAGCCAACTGGTGTGACTCAAACCTCTGGTATTGGTGCAATCACTTTTGGTGGTGCGCCTACTTATGCTGACTATGTCAACATCTGGGATGAGATCGCCAAGGACAATGCGTCACTTGAGAATCTTGCTTATGTAACTTCTAGCACTTCGATTGCTAAAGGTCTGCAGACTGCAAAGGTCTCAAGCAGTGACTCAGTGATGATCATCAACGAGGCTCCAGGTGGTGGGTTTTCTTGCATGGGTATCCCGGTTGTCATGTTCAATCAGGCACTTGCAACTGGTAATCAATTGCTTATCGGCAATTGGTCAGAGCTCGTGGTTGCATCGTGGGGATCGAGGAAGGTCACAGTTGACCCGTTCAGTGCTGCTGCAGATGGCAAAATTGCCGTCACAAGCACCTGCTTCCATGATATCGGGGTAAAGCATGCAGAATCATTTGCTGCATCTACTGACTCCGCTGCTCAGTAAGCATCACGGGTGCAATAGCATCCTAAACAATCAGCGGGGTCCCTCTTAACCGGGGGACCCCGTATTTTTAAAGATCAGAATCAAAACAGATTTAAAGATGAAAATTGTGGTAATAAAAAACACTTTTGCAAATGGAGAACCCTTGGCAGCGTCAGACAAACCGATTGAGGTTGATGACAAGGTTGGGGTTGATCTAATTGCAGGACAAAAGGCAATTCCTGCAAAGGATGCACCTGCACCTGCACCAAAGAAAAAGGCCAAAAAAGCCAAAGCAAGTGAGTCTGGAGAGTGACGTTGAGTCTGCTTTCAAAGCAGCAGCAAAAGTCAATGCCGGCAAGCTAACTCTAGGTGAGCGCAACCCGGTTGACTGTCTCTTGCCTGATGGCATCGAAAGGACCGGCGAGGAAAGGCCCGGCAGGTATCGCAACAGTGTTTCTGCCAATCTTGCTGCACTCAAGTCTGAGCTAGGCAACGCACCTCAACAGGGTGAGAGGGCAACCCTTGAATTTCAGGGGGACACCTTTGAGGTGATTATTTCACCTGATGATGATGTCACTGACCTTGGTGCATCTCTTTACTCATTCACTGTCACAACCGGTTAAATGGAGTTTGCAGACTTTCAGACGCTATGGGAGCAGAGACTGCTGGAAGTGGCAAAACCTTTCCTTGATCCTGCCCCTGATCTTATTGAGGGCAGTGGTCTGGCTGAGTATGCAGACGGGTCCACGCTTGCCGTGGTTGTTTCCCCTGGTGCAGAGTCACCTGCCCGGTCTGGTTTCTATAATTGTGACATTATTGCGGAATATGACTATTTAAAGGCCACAGACCCGGAGGTTGTCAGCAAAATCTGGGGGCAAATTCTGGAGGCGTATGGGGACGGACGCAATGGAGGTGATCCACTCAGATCACGGTTGTCATCAGGGTCTCTTGTGGTGGCATCTGGCATTGATGCCGTGGATTATGGCAGAGGGTGGACCAATGAGCCTAGTGCCGGGGTTTATCAATTTTCATTCTCTGCCCACCTTGGAATCAAGCCAGAGGTGGGTGCTTAATTTTTACCCTATCCCCTAACACCTGACACGGTATTTTTAAGAATGGCAACACCAAGCTACGTAGGGGTAGGGATCAACGCAACCAATGTCACCATTGGAGCAGAGTTCGATGAGTCGGGTGTCCTCTTAGGGGATCTCTCGTATGATCTGCAAAATGATGCAGTTGAGTTTAGAGACCGATACTCTGGGCGCATAGGCTACGCAGTCAACCATGACGCAGCCTTGGTGTATTCTCTCACGGGATGCACAGTGACAGATAAAGATGCAGGTCTTAATGTTTTGACATTCACCGCAGCAGTCACGCTTGCTAACGCTGACTTTTTTGCATCATCAGGATCAAGCCACAATGGTCTTGATTTTGCTGACCGTGAGATCCGCCTTGCGTCAGTTTCTGGATCACAACCACAAGGTGGTGCAAGGACCGTGGACATGACTTTTGAGCGTCCTATTGGCTTTAATATAGCTGAATAAAACCCAACCCACCCGGGGGGGTAGTTCCTCGGTAGAATAAAAAGAATATGGCAAGTAATAAGCCACCCAAGAGTGGCATCATGGTCCCGTCTGAATTGGCGGGAGGGTTTAGCGAAACCAAGCAGACTGAGGAGGTTGCCGTCTGTCGTGGTCTAGGTGTTGAGTTAATACCCGGTGCAGGAGTTAGGCGGGAATATTCCAAGACCAACCCATACAACTCAGGCAGACCAGAGGTGGTCTTTTGCATGAATAGTGCCTCAAGCACTTGGGAGTATCAACCGCAAGGCGCAACCGGTAACTCTGAGCCATTGCCAACCAGTGCAATCCGGCAGGCATATCAGTCAACGAGTGGAGAACCTGTTGCCAAACTTGATGACCTTGTTGAGCAAATTGATAACAAGGAACTAAAGGCACAGATCAAGAATGTGCTGCCTTTGGCGTATGCTGCCTATGGTCGTGCATTTATGGAGGCAAGGCGGGACTGCATGAGGATCATAAACACAAGCCCGGAACACATCACAGGTGTTGCCCGGTCCGGGCGCAAATACAACGTCAACCGCAAGGCCCGGGACTTTGCCAAAAGAATGGGGATAGAATGAGCCAACCAGCAGTGATTGAAATTGATGAGGCAGCAGAGGAGGCTGCAAACCTAGCATATGAGAGATCAGAAACCTACTCCTGGCAGGGAGAACCGGTCAACTGGTCCCGTGGTCACAACTGGTTGTGGCTGTCTATAATTCGCAAGGCAGACTTTGAGATTGAGCAGGATGCCCTTGCAGTGGTTTGGGTTGGCCGAATGGATGCCGATGAGCTCAAGCAATGCCGGCGAGATTTGCGCAAGGATGCAGATGCCGTGATTGAGGAGGTTGATGACTTCATCAATGGTTTTGATGTGCAGGGTCCAGAGGTGGGTGATGCAATAGAGATTGCCAATCAAGTCTTTATTGACCGCAATGCATCTGCCAATGACATCAAAGCAGACCCCGGAGAGGAGGGGGCAACAGATAGCCCAAAAAAGTCAGCACAGATGCCGGATATGTTTACCACATCCACAGAGCAACAGGATTGACTCCTCATCAGATCATTTATGAGTTGCCCTATGCCCAAGGACTCCAAATCATGAGTCTGAGACTCTTTGAGATTGGCAACAAGTTTCTGGGTCCTGAGTTGGAGGAGGGTGCAAGTTTTGACGAAATTGCTGGGTATGTTTAACCGCTTCAAAAAGATCAACGGCAACTTACCTAGACCCCGGGTGATATTTGTGGATGTGGATGACACCTTGCTGATCAACAACCGGGTCAACTCTGCTCTGGTCCGGTGGATCATCTTAAAGGCTGCAGAGGGTTATGACATCAACGTCTGGTCCATGCGAGGTGAGCAAGCTGCAGAGGATGCTGTTGAGCAGTGCAAGTTGACGGGTGTGGTCAATGCCTGCCTATCGAAACCCGGGATTATCGTTGATGATAAAGGGTGGACTTGGACCAAAAACACCAAGAGCATCCGCCCAATTTAAAATGGCTAACACTAATAATGACATCATCCAGTGTATCACTGATGTGCCTTATTATAATGAGGTGTTGGTCTTATATGGTCAGGCCAGAAACAAGACACACCAGGAGTGCATCAAAAAAGCAGGAGAGCAAGCCAACTTTCATGCAGCATTATCCGAGAGAAGCGGAGGCGCACCAAGGGCAAGGATAAACAAGGGCATCCTTTCTGCTGCCTATGATCCAACCAAGTGGAAAAAGCAGAGCAAATCTAAGACCGGCAAGACGAGAAAACTGACTGGCAAGCAATCTGCAGCCAATGAAAAACGTGCTTACTTTTTCAGACTCGCATCCAAAAGAGGTGCAAGGAAGGGCAAGAAGCAGTCAAGAATCTTGGTCAGCAAGGGGAATAAACCTGCAAGGATTGGATCAAAGGTAAAAGGTGTAGAGGGTGACAGACCACTGACCAAAGCCGCTGCCACCATCCGCAACAGGAGCAGGAGCGCAAAGGGCGCAATTGCTGCAGGGTTCTTGCAATCTGCGAGACGTTTAGGACTAAAAACCAGCAGAGGTCCCAAAGACGCAAAACCCACCCCGGGAGGCACAGCAGCAAAGTCAAAAGGGGTTGCCAATCAAATGACTGCTTATTCTGTCAACAAGGTTCTGGGTTCTTATCAAGTGGGCAAGTCAGTGATGATCAGGGCAATGAAAAAAGCACTTTTCAGCAAGGGCGAAAAAAAGAAAGATCAAGGAATGCTGCAATTTGCAGAGGAGAGCATGGAGGCAGATATCAAAAAAGCAAAAGAGAAAGCAAAAGGGAAAAGGAGGCGCAGATAATCAATGATTGCCTTTGCTCACAGACTTGATGGCAATTGCAGCCTCCTCAGTGATGGCAACCTGCCCGGTCTCTCTCCTGTTGATTGTTGCCCTAGTGACTCCCAATATGCGAGCAAGCCCAGCCTGAGTGAGACTGAGCTTGCGCCTGATTTGCTTGTATTGATCCGGGGTCATTTATGTCCACATAATAGAGTTAACCTTGTGCCGTTTGCAAGCAGCAGACTCAAGCTGATTTGCTCTGCTTTCAGTAACACGGTGACAAGTTGCATGGACTCCATGCTCAAGATAATAACCAGTAAGAAGTGCAGACACATCAGCAAAATCATCAGCAACACTAGGCTCAAAATCTTTGCCTGCTGTTATGTAATAGCAAAAACCCTCTTGATAAGTAATATCATCAAGACTCTCACTGAGCTTTTGCAAGGTCTCAAGAGACTGCCCAAAAGTCTCGTAATCCTCACCAAGTTTGTGACTGGCAGCAATGGTCAACAAGGTTCTTTTCTCACTGGTCATCTGGGCAATTTGACCCATCTGTTGCCAAAGTTTTTGAGAGTTTTTGCAATTCGTTTTAAGTGCGGTCCCCCGCAGAGTGGCATTGTTTTTCATAGTAACACATTGTTACACTGTAACCAGCACCCTGTAAACCTTAAATATAACATATTGTTACAATGGCATCAAAGGTAGGAGTTGAGTTACGCACAGATTTCACGGGGGATGACAAGAGGTTCAAGCCTGTTGTTGCTAGAAATATCAAGGACGCAAAGAGGACCGGCAAGGCGTGGGAGGATGCCGGCAAAAAAGGGTCCAAGGGTATTGGCAAGATGAAAAATGCACTGGTTGCCGTTGCTAAAAAGGCAACAGTGGTTGCTGCAGGTATTGCTGCTATTGGCAAAGAGGCAACCGTGACCCGTGACAAGTTGCTGCTGAGTAAAAAAGCAGACATGGGATTTGAGAATTTTCAGGCCCTTGCCTTTGTTCTGGAACAATTCAAGATCGAGGCAGACGAGACTGCAGAGATTGTCTTTGAGCTATCCAGAGCAGTGGGTGAGGCAGCACAAGGTGACACTGGCAAGCAAGACGCATTTGCCAACCTGCGGATCTCATGGGAGAAATTTGAGAAGCTCAAACCGCTTGAGCGCGTGCTTGCACTTTCCAAAGCATTGCAGGAGTTGCCCGGAGGCAGGGACAAGGGACTTGCTGCACTGGGTCCAATCCTTGGTGATACATTATCCACAACCGTCTTGACGGCATTGGGTGACTTGGGTCCACAGGAACTGTCAAGGCAGATGGGTCAGGTGCTGGTCAGGACTCAAGCCTCTGGAGAAAAGGCAAAGCGTGATGCTGACTTCACAAGGTTAATGGCACACAACAAAGGTCTAGGAATTTTAGGTAAAGGATTGAGTTTGTTCCGTGGTGACTTCTCAGGGTTAACAAGAGCAGATTTTTCACAAGGTGCTGCATTGAGTGCATTTGATCCGAGCATCAGACCAAAGGACCCTGCGGCAGAAAAAGCAGCAGCAGACCTTGAAAAAAAGAGGCTTAAACTTGAGGAGGAAAAAGCCAAGGAAAAGGAGGAACGCATCCAAGCATTGCGCACCTTTGGAGGAGGAGCAAAGGACCCTCTCGCACTGCTTGGTATGCAAGGAACTGTCACCAAGCAAAACCCTATGCAAAAGGAACTAGTCAAGCAGACAAGCGCATTGGATATGATAAAACAACTTAACAAACAGACTCAAAGAGGGATTGAGCAAATTGCTGCAATGGTATGAGCGCACCGAGCTACATAGGAGATGCCACATGGCAACGCAATCCCGGCGGGACTCAGGGAACTGATGAGAATGGCGTGAGTTTTCATGAGTTGGTGTATGCCGGCAGACTGGATCAGGCAGAGAAATTCATTAAGGAATGGCCCAAGGGGACCCCTATATTTAAAGCAGGGATCAGAAAAAGTCTCAAGTTGGTGGCTGCACCCATTGTTGATGATCTTGATGGGGTCAAAGGTCAATCAACTCTGCGCTTTGAGGGGGTTGAGAAAACCGAGACGAGTGGAGACTATGACGGTGACTCTGGACAATTTACTGCTGAGTGGTCTGCTGAAATCAAGGAGGTATACCTGCAACCCAATCCCGGTGCATATGCCCGTGGTAAATATTCTTACCTTTCACCGCAGGTCTCTTATAATTATGTCGATGAGCGCAAAAGGGATTTGTTGCCAAAGAATGAAAGGTTTAGATTCCCCAATCCTTGGGGGTCAACACCTCAGCAGATGAATGGTCTGGGGCATATTATGCAGGAAATCTGCAAACCTCAAAAGTTGGTTGGTTGGATTGACAACGAGTCACCACCAAGAGCAACTGATGATGATGCTTTTTTGCCCGGTGACGGTGCAGCAGTTGTCACAGGGACAAAGAGCATTGAACAATTGCACAAGGACAGGGTGACTTTTACCCGGGGCATCTGGGCCATCACTCAAGTCTCAGGGTTCTCATCCATATCTCAGGAGGGTGAGGAGATTTTTAGACACACAGAGTTTCATTGTCTTGAGATTTACAACATGTCCGAGCGCAGCAAGTAATGCCCACCCCACCACAAGAGTCTAAGGTCCCTTGGCGCAAGATCCGAGACAAGTTTGCTGAGATCTTGCGCTATCTCAGAGCAACCAAACCCATCCCGGGTGGACTGCTTGAGATCACCCCCACAGGGTTCAAGGTCCCCGAGCCGGTCTATCCAGAGCATCACCCGCAGTTTGAGCCAAGGATGTATTCTTACTCAGACACATCTGCCAAGCTATTCATCAAGCCGGGGGTTGTATATGGTCCATATTACAAGGACCCGGGTGATGATGCCGGCATTGATAGATTCCCTTACTTTGATAATTGGCCTTACTACGTCAACGCATACAATCCAAAAAATGGCGCATCACTCACTCTATATGCAGACCGTGTTAATCTGATTTGGCTGCAGGTAAACTGGGACAGATCAACACCTGCACAGGTTGGTGCAGATGAGTTTTCTGATCCAATTTGGCCTGCAGGATCTGGCGGGCATAATGACAAGATCAAGTGGGCCATGCAGGCAAGTCATGTGCTGCAGGTTGAACACACAGAGGCTGAGATTGATGGGGATCCTCATGATCACTCACCCAGTGCAAACTCAGCAGACCAAGGAGAATATATTTATGTTGAGGATGGCACTGTTGATGAGGACCGAACCCCTCCAAAGATAAACCCCGGAATTTACACCCAATTGTGGGAGCATAACTGGCATATATCTCTGGACAATGACGGCAAGCCTAGGATCTACTTTATTAATACCATTCACGAAAACGGTGAAAGCTGGATATCAGGGGACGATGTAACCTTACCACCAAACTCAAGCTCAAGGCAGCACATCCTTGCCGGGTTCTATGTGGTTGATAGTTACGGCAACACCACTGATCACGCATGGTTTTTAGAGGGACCGGTCTGGCTCAATAAACATCCAAAATTGGGGTCTGCAGGTTCTGATGTGCGAAGCGATGACACCGCAGACCCACCAGAGACACCACCAATCAATGATGAGTCAACTGGGCAGGCATTGCGCGATTTGATACCAGAATGGCCCGAGGACATAGAGTAACTCAATCAATGACCCATCAGGTCACGTTGCCGGCAGGCATACTATTTAAGGCAGGCATGGTCACCCCAAAGCAATTGGACCCGGAGGTCATGCGATCCATTGACCTTGAGGGGTGGTTGCCAAAGCACCCGGCAAAACTTGTCCTTTTCAAAGGATCAGCACCCCGGATTGGTGACGGCAATCACCGGTTGTCTTATTTGGCGCAGACTGACAGACTTGATATGATGGTCCCGGTTGAGGTGTGTGGGGTCTGGTATGTTTAGCCCCCTATCCTAGACCCTCTGGGGGTTGTAATTTAGGGCAATGAGTGTCCACACGGTAAGTTTTTTAGGTGATGTGTCCATGATTGGCACACACAACTCAGGATCAGGTGTATATGTCAGGTCATCCGCAGCAGCAGATGATGACTCCTGGTATCTATTTGGCAGGGCAAGCTCTGACAGTTCTGCTGCCAGTGCCACCCTTGCCGTTGGTAGCAATGAGGGAAAGATTGAGGCACTTAGCTCAACAGCATGGTCTGACCTATACCTTGCCTCACACCGGTCCAGTGCCACCACAGAAAACAATCTGACCGGGCAGGCAGAGGTGAGGAGCAACAACGGCACTGCGGCCACTGGAACGATCACGATTTTGAGCCAGCCAGCAGACGGTGACACCCTTGAGATCGGGTTGACCGGTTTTACCAAAACATTCACTTGGGAGACTGGCACACCCTCAACCAATGGGCAGGTCAAGTCAGTCTCAGACACTGGCAATTGTGCAATTAATCTTGCCTCTGCAATCAATGACGCTGCCATTGGGGGATCTTATGCATCAGAGGGGACTGACTGGACCAACACAGATGGGGCGAATCCTTACCTGACCGCAACCGTGTCAGGGTCCACAATCACTTTGAGTGATAAAATCGCCTGCTCACGCCAATTGTCATTTGTGACCACAGCAAGCGACAGTGACAAGGTGTCTGTCTCCCCCATCCGGGGAGGGGTTGATGGCACACTAGTTGCTGAGATCGCTGCCGGCAATGCAAGCGCATCCTCAACTATCATCAGTGGTGTTGATTTGGACGCTGAGAATCAAACCACATCAACGTTGCCACCGGGGATTGCAGGCCCCAGCAATGTAATCCAGACCCGTGGCAGGTTTGCCGTAGATATCAGACTTGCCTCTGCTCCTGATGCTGCTCTTGCCCTCAAGGTTGAGTTAAGCAATGACGGTGAAAACTTTTTCGATGCTCCCACCTCAACTGTTGAAAATTTAAATAGTAACCAGACGCAGCGTTTGGTTGCTGATGATTTGTTTTCTGAATTTATGAGGCTCAACGTCACCAGCAATGCCTCAACAGTTGCCAATCCTGCACTCATTAAAGTCATCTCACAAAGCTAGACTATGCGATTAATTTACAACACCGACTCTGCCCGATTGCAAAAGGGGTTTGATGACACCACCCCGGTCACCATCTCTGAGATGCTCCGGGCAGAACGCACAGCAGAGGTCCCGATTGAGTTGTTTCTTGTGGACAATAATGGTGGATATGACACACCTGGCACATCAGATTATGAGGTGGTTCTGGGCAGGGCAGGTCAAAATCTCAACACCGGCATCCTCACCCTGACTTGGACCGGGACCACAGAGGCAATTGATCTTTCAAAACCCAAACTCAGGGAGCGCATAGAGGCAGCATTAAACTCAATGAGTGAGATTGACACTGCTGGTGGGGTTGACGTTGAGACCCTTGACTCAGGCAGGGCCTACAGCATCACATTCCGGGCAGCAGGATCAAGGGCAGCAATCACGGCAAGTGTGGCAGAGAGCATCCAACCTGCCGGGGTTTATCTCTCAGAGGCAACAGCAGGCAACGGGTCAACCAAAGAGGTGCAGATACTGACACTTGAGGAGGCAGCACTGGCAGAGGTGACGACATCAGGATGGTCTGCCAATAGTGCGCCAGCACTTGCCATCAGCACCATTGTTGAGGGAACTGCAAGCACCCGGGAGGTGGTTGAGGTTTCAGTCTCAAACGATCCTGCACCCGGTTCTTTCTTTGTTCTCTCAAACTCACAACCAATTTCAACAGAGGCAACATCTGCCCAAGTCAAAGCAATCCTCAACACCCTGCTCAGTGATGACATTGGGTCTGTCAAAAAGACCGGGTTGCGCAAGTGGCAGATCACCTATGCATCAAATGGTGACAAGACGGCACTCTCAGCAGGATCAGGCAATCTGGTCAAGAGACCTGCCGTGACTGCAACCTTGGCACTGACCACCACAGGTCTGGCCTATGCAGCCAAAGAGGACG